GCCAAACTTTGATTCGGTTATCGGGAGAAATGGGCGGGCTATTGCTACATCAACAACAAAATCCTATTCCCTGCCAAATTCTCCGAATAACCGAGCCAATGAATTCACAGCAATTACTTTATGTAATGCCACGGCAACTCTAGGGCAATTCAGATCGCCATTTACGAAAGATTGGAACTCAGGAGCATCCCCTAGCTTCGTTACGTTTGCAATCGAATACAACCAAGGCGGGGCTGGGCAGAATGTTTTAACTGCTTTTACTAGCACTAGTGCTAACTATTCCAGAACATCCAATTACACAATTCCTGATGTAACAATTCCCCATCTCAGCGGGATATTAAGAACTGCATCTTCTGTCAGTACCATTTTTAATGGTCGTATTGTTGCAACCAATACGGGCATATCTGCGGTAAATTATTCTGGAAGTGGGGGAAATGATGTTTGGATAAACTCAGGCCGTGACAAAGGGGACTTTAATGTTTACCTTGCCATCTACTGGTCTCGTGCGCTTTCAAATGCAGAAATAAAAGCCCTCTCAGATAACCCGTGGCAGATTTTCAAGCCGCAAGCCCGCAGGATATGGGTAGCGGCAGCGGGGGGTGGTGACGCAACAGCAACCATTACCGGGGTATCTGGTTCAGCGCAAGTTGGAACAGTATCCACATCAGGTAACGCCTCGGTAAGTCTACCTGGTGCATCGGGAGCGGGTAGTGTTGGCAACGTCGTCGCATCAGTTAGTGCAGCTACTGCTATCACAGGCGTTAATGGCGCTGGACAAGTCGGGAATACAACGCAAACAGGTGCAGCCAATGTTGCTGTTTCAACCGTAGCAGGAACTGGGCAAGTTGGTACTGTAAGTGCATCGGGCATTGGTGCTCCAGACGGCAACGTTGCGATCACAGGCATTGCAGGGACAGGGCAAGTCGGCACGCTTGCAGCATCGGGTAATGGAGCAGTTTCCATTACTGGCATTGCGGCCACTGGTAGTGTTGGTTCTGTAACTCCATCGGTGACTGTAACCACTACTATTACGGGTGCTATCGGTACTGGCAGTGTTGGGACTACAACGCAGACAGGCGCAGCGAATGCAACAGTATCTTCAGCAGTCGGTATTGGCCTTGTTGGCACTGTAAGTGCAACTGGCACGTCCCAAGACGGGAATGCTGTAATTTCAGGCATTAGCGGTATTGGGAGTGTAGGAATAGTAAGTGCGAATGATGGAACTGTAGTTAATAACCACGGCTTCATCATTATTGATACGGAACCGCGCTTATGGTGGAAGCGCAAACCGAGCAAGTTGGATGACAAGAAAGCAGAAGAAAAGATTTTCAAGGTCGCCAGAGTAATTGAGCGTGTGGTGAAACATGTTGCTAATTCCAACGAACCATCTGTATCGAAAGAAGTATATCGAAAGGCAGCATACGCAGAAGTAGCGCCATTACTGCGTGAAATGCCTGGATTCGATTGGTCGCCAATGTTCAGGGCAATACTGACGCAGAGCAAATTGCAGGAGCAGAACAGAATTGCAGCAGAGCAGGCCGGAATTCTAGCAAAACAGGAAATTGAACGTATCAAGCGCATTCGGGATGATGAAGAAGCATTGATAGTTTTACTTATGGGAGCATAGGCATGGACTACGAAAAAACACAGGCAGATATAGATAAAGGCCGGAAAGCAGAAGAATTACTGGAAAACGAGTTACTTAAAGAGGCGCTGACTGCCATCGAAAAGGAAATCAATGACCAGTGGCTTGCCTGCCCTGCGCGAGATAAAGAAGGAAAAGAGGCGCTTTGGCAATTAGCAAAAACTATCGAAAAGTTCAGAAACATATTGACAGGCTATGTAGAAGGTGGCAAACTTGCCACAGACCAGTTCGCCAGATTTGAGAAAGAAAGCAAGTTGCGGTCTTTCCTGAAGATGGCTTAACTAAAGGAGTACTTAAATGAATGAAGCGGAAGACACCAATCCAGAATCGGAAGTGTCGATTGATGATGTAGCCAATTTGCTGGATACGACCGACGAATCACCAGACGAAGGAAGCGACGAGGAAGTCCGCGAGGATGACGCCGAAACGCAGCCGGAAGATGACGAAGAAGTCGAGTATGAAGGCAAGACATACAAAGTACCCAAGGAGTTGAAGGGCGCTTTGATGAAGAATGCTGACTACACACAAAAAACGCAGGAAGTCGCTGAGCAACGCAAATCAGTTGAGGAGCGTGTTGAGTTGCTCAATCAGCGTGAATCGTTGATGTCAGCGACATTCGACAAGGCAGTTGAGTTACGCGACATTCAGAACAAGTTATCCCAGTACGAACAAATCGACTGGCAGAATCTTGTTGATGCCGATCCGGTGCAAGCCACAAAACTCAATCTGGCCTATCAGCAGCTCCAGCGCGAAGCACAGCAGAAGTATGGCGAATTACAGCAGGCTCAATCCCAAGCGCAAAATCTGTCAGAGCAAACCAGGCAGAAATTTCTTGCCGAGGAACAGACAAAGCTGAAAGCCAGACTTCCGAACTTTGATATGAAGGTTGCTGAAAAAATCAAATCTGTTGGCAAGGAATACGGGCTAACTGATAATGAATTGAACTCCGTTGTGGATTCGCGCTATGTGCATATCCTGCACGATGCGATGAAATGGCGTTCGTTGCAGGTTGAAAAGCCATTGGCAATGAAAAAGGTGACTGAGGCGCCAAAAGCAATCACGCCGCAGGTCGCAAGGTCAAAACAATCGAATCAGGCCGCTTTCGACCGCCTCAAAAAATCAGGGCGAGTAGAGGATTTGGCCGCTTTACTTTAGGAGTAATACATCATGGCACAGCCAACTAATACATTTGACAGTTATGCCGCAATAGGCAACAAGGAAGATTTGGAAGACAAGATTTACATGGTTTCACCGGAAAAGACGCCGGTGGTCTCGTCCATTCGCCGTTTTTCCGCTACGCAGCGACTCCATGAGTGGCAGCGTGATGCACTTGCTACGCCGAACAAGGACAACGCCGTTATCGAAGGCGATGACCGCACTGGTACGCCGCTGACCGCAACTTCTCGCGTAGCAAACACCGTGCAACTGTTCGACAAGGTAGCTGTTGTCTCCGGTACGCAGGAGAAAACCAAGTCGGCAGGTCGCGGTTCAGAGATGAAGTATCAAATATCGAAAAAGATGGTTGAGCTAAAGCGAGACATTGAAGCAATGGTTCTATCGGATAACGTGGCCGTGGCAGGTAACTCGACTACTGCTCGAAAGTCTGCTGGCCTTGGTGCGATGGTCTATACCAACATTTCGCATGGTGGCGCTGGTGCAACTCCGGCTCATACGTCCGGTTTGGCTACTACCGCGCAAACTGCTGGTACTAATCGGGCGTTTACTGAGACATTGCTGAAAACCGTGTTGCAGTCAACCTATACGGCTTCGGGTGAATTCCCTTCGCTAATCAGTCTGACGCCTTCGCACAAGGGTACATTCAGTGCTTTTGCCGGAATTGCAGTTAACCGCTATCAAGTGGCAAAGGGGAAGCAAGGGGTGATCGTAGGTGGAGCAGACGTGTATATGAGCGACTTTGGTGAACTGACCGCCGTTCCAAACTACGTTCAGGCCACGGCAAACGCAACCACAGCTTTTGTCCTTAACCCTGAATATATGGGGATCGCCTATCTCGGTGGGTTCAAATCCGAGCCTTTGGCGAAAACTGGACATACTGAGAAAGAGCTTGTCTCTACTGAGGCTTGCCTGGTGGTTACATCCGAAACTGCCCAAGCTGCTATCAAGAACCTTACTCCGTAATCTGTATCAGTAATATAAGGAATCCCTGGAGGAAACTCCGGGGATAAATCCATGTAGGCTAAGAGGTTCTATTATGACAGTTGTATTCACAGATCATGACCCGGTAACTGGAATAAGCTCTCGTGTACATGAGCTTGATGGCAGGACTGTTATCGAGAAGAAATACGACGCGCAGCCATTCATTGAGGCCGCAGCAGATGCACGGCAAGCAACTGAGGGGCAACGATGGGGAGAGATGCGCCACGTTGGGTTCATTCCGATGGCAGAACTTGGTAAGATGATGCGACAGGATGGATCTTTGGACAAGAAGCGAACAATAACTTTTCTGAAGAAAAATCCTGCTTTGGTGACGTTTAGCAAACTGCTAAAATGACTTTTTACCAACTGCTCAAATGAACTATACCCAACTACAAACGAAAATAGCTTCATGGCTTAACCGTGACGATCTTGCAGCGGTAATTCCTGACTTTATCCTATTGGCAGAAGAACGGATTAACCGACATTTGCGAGTGCGCAGCATGGAAGTCACGCTGACTCCTACTGCGATTGTAGATAATCTGGTTTCGCTTCCATCAACAACGCTTGACGTGAAAACGCTGTGGTTGGATGGATACGAAGATCAGCCACTAAAAATTCAGTCACTTGAGGCTGTGCTTGCAATGCCAACGAACGCATTGGCAACGCATTACGCATGGCAAGGAACCTCATTGCGGCTTAATGGTGGCGGTAGCGTTACAGGTGTGCTGTATCAGAAAATCCCTGCACTGGTAACAGCAACAAACAACTGGCTATCGGATTCTGCCGACAGCATCTACCTTTTTGGATCGCTTATCGAGGCTGCCGTTTATTCAGGCAGTGATCCTGCTTTATGGGAATCTCGGTTCGCAGTAGCCGTCAACGAACTGCAAGGTAACGATCAGCGATATTCTGGGCCTCTAGTAGCGAGGGCGCGTTAATGATCAAGATTGCAGGATTCGCTCCAGATGCAGACAAGACAACTTCTGGGATACTGACTGACTGCGAAAACCTTATCCCAAACATTGTTGGTATGACCGGCGCCCCTTCTACTGTTACACCATCGGGCGTTCCTGCCTTGGCTGCGTCCTGCCAGGGCGCATCGGTTGTCACAAAGCTGGATGGGACGCGTCGCCTGATTGCTGGAACGGCGACAAAGCTTTACGAACTTAGCAGCGGA